AGATAAGAACAAATACAAGCTCATGTGATCCATGTCAAGAACTTCTGCTGTTTCATGCTCTGTGCCTCTCAAGAAGGGGTACTTAGACACTGCTTTAGCCCATATCACATCAAAAGTTCTTTGAGCAACATTGATAGTTGGTAAGAAGAACCATCGCCTCTTGACAATTTCCATTATTGTAGCTTCTGCCACTCCTTCAATTGATTCCCAAACAATTGTTTCACTTTTTGTGTGTCTTCTCATGTACACATCTTGTAATGTACTAGTGTCTTCAATCATGTTAAGATCTTGTAGGAACATCTTGAATTGCTGTTGATGAGGGAATAACAATCTAGTCTGTTCTGTAGTCTTATCAGCCTGGTCACATTTTCTGCTAGATGCAGCACTATCCACAAGTAATTGCAGGAGTGAGTACTTCTGACCATCATCAATTCTCCATGTTCTTAAGCAAGGTCTTCCTATTATGTAGGAGCTAGCAGCCATCATTCTAATTACAGGTTGATATGATGACATACTTTGGATAGCCCCCTTATTATATATGCTTAAGAGCATCTGGACTTTTGCTCCTCTCCAATCAGAGCCAGGGTTGTATATAATCTGAGGCTCATCATCCACAATTTCGATGGCATCCTCAAGAGTTCCTAAATTCGTCTGATGTCTAAAGGAATGCCATTTTCTTTTAGAGCTAAAAGGGAGTCTTGTTGATTTGAGTGACCTTTTAAACTCAGTGTCAACAGCACCCTCATACTCAAGCTCCACTGTAGAAGTTATAGATTCTTCTGTTACTGTACTCTCTTTCAATCTGCCACTAACCATTTCTCTATATATCATGAAGTCAAACCCTGTCAACCCAGCAGCATAATCTGAGTCAAGGGGGAAAAAACCTAGAGAAGGGTCTGATGTTTCTAAGATCAATTCAGACACTTCCTTTGAGAGTAAATGGTTGTGTAGTCCCAATAAGCAATAATGTAGCCAACCCTGACACAGTTGTATTAGTGAGCACATGAATGTTGTGCCTCCTGACTCTAAGGCTTGTGTTAAGACACTATAAAATATCTGACATCTATCTGTGAACACTTCCACTAAATTGACCTCTAAGCAAGCAGACACCCATCTAAAAGTAGGCTTAATTATCTTTCCATGACTCCACCACTCTGAATTGTATTCAACTAAATTCATTGTTCCTATGGATGATTTAGAACTACTAGGCCAAATTGATAGGAATTTCCCTATCTCTTCCTTCCATTCTAACACAGCT